CACCATTGATGACATTATAGTGACATTGTAGTGACACTCAGTCTTCACGCCTTTTTTCATGAAAGTCGCGAAGAGGGTGCTTAACGGTGCATCATGTATTTAATTACTCGCTTATGGTCTGCTTAGCCCATGCAATTTGAGATCTTAAGCCTTTAGGGTTGACATTCTTGCGAGTTTTCTCCTCCCAAGCATTTTTGAGAGCATTACTTGATCTTAGCTTTTCATAGAACTCAGACCAGAAGACTAATGGGTCACGTCCTTCAATTAGCTCTGGCTCAACAAGTGATACCCAAACCGAAGATACTTTTCCTAGTGGAGGAAATCCCTTCCACTTTGCTCTTTGGTCTGGATTCTCATCTACAATTCGCTTGCATACAGCGATGTGTTGATCAAAGATTTCTTTAAACTTGGGAAGAACTGCATTGACTTGATCCTGCGTTGTATCCACTAGGATAGATGAAATTCCTTCAATCTTCTTTGTTAAGTAATCTAAGCTGCTAACGAATGAAGCTAGATACTGACATCGATTTGCTAAATCACCAGAGCGCTTAGCTTCTTTTTTGTAGCCAAATGCATTCGTTATTTCTTCGGTGCGAGATTCAAACAACTCCTTAGTTGTTGTCATAATAGGCTTTGTATTCCAAGCCTTGAGTTTCTCACCTGGAGAGAGGGACTTACCAGTTGTATTTCTCACATGGTAGTAGGAAATCACTTCATCTTCAGTGTTCTCACTACCGAGAAGGAGGATGTTGATTTCTTTATTTAGGAAGGTGTTCATGTCTTCCTGAGATAGTCCACTGAACCAAACATCATCTCCGATTGAGAAATTATCTTGTAAGAAGTCGAAGATAGATGTAGATCGTTGTTTACCGTCTACTGGGACCTTAACTCCATCGGGGCGCTCCCAGATACACAGCTCTGGAATGGGTGAATTTTTGTAAAATACTGAATTGATAAAGGCTAATTTTTCTTTATCAGACCAAACAGGGTCACGTTGCCAGTCTGGGTCCATGAAGTACATTTCATCTTCATAGAACTGATATAGTTGTCGGATTGTTAAAATTACGTGAGTGAAGAACATTTGAGAAGAGAGAGATAGAGAATTAGGAATAGAGTTTGTATTAACTTGCATTGCTTTCCGAGGTAACATCATTCATTTTGAATTGAACAGATCCATTTTGGACGATTCTTATATGAAGTCGCGAAGAGTCTGTTCACAGGTGTTTATAGACCAATCAAATGTAAAAAGACGCATTTGATTGTTTGTATGAGCGCTTACTCATCATCCGATTCGGCTAGAGCGCTGAAAGCTCCCCTGTTCTGAGTTCGGCGCTGAACTGGTACTGCAGGTCGGTGGGTAACGCTGATTTCTTGCCACACCTGCTTCTGGTTGGCTAGGTTGGCACGAGCTTCAGCACGCTTAGCCTTGATCGTATACATGAAGTCTAGCCAAGGTTGGAGGTTCTGGCGATACTCGCGGTGCTCAGCGAAGACTTTGCCGTTGTACTCGTAGAACTCTGCGTCAGTCATTGCAACAAGTCTGTTGACGTAGGCTTGTCGTTGTGCTGCAATGCGCATGTCCTCTTCATACATGATGTCGCCCCACCAGCGATCACCAGTAACCCACTTGCAACCTGACTGATTCTTGTATAGCTTTTGCATACCGGCTTTGTAGAATTTGTTGAATAGGAATTTGTAAGAAGCGATGGCTACGAATTTCGTTAGCACATCCACTACGTGATCCACACGCTTGTTGAATTTCTTGTCGGCCTCCAATTTGAGGGCCTGTTGGGTGTTGTCGGGCATGACCCAAGGGGAGGTCATGAATTTAGCTTTGGGATCGTGGACGAAGCCACGCTTGCGGAGAGATACACTTACGGGAATGAGAGATAGAGATGGCATTTTGAAGAGTTAGATTCGGATTTGGATTGTCTTAGCGTTTGAACCTAATGTCATTTGATTTGGCTTTACCAGATCCATTTTGGACGATACTCATTTAAAACGGATCTATAGTCCACTAAATTTTAGAACTCAGCAAGTAATACGAAATGCCTGTCTGTACTGCATTCACTAAGCAATCAACTCCTTGTAACGCTCATATCTATACTCACGAACGAACCCTTTGCGGAAGACATCTTCATATGATCGCAACACCTGAACTAGAAGCCCGTTTTAACCGAGAGCAGGAAAGGTTTCGTGCCAACTGGAGAGGTCTCCAAGAAGGAACCCATGTGCGAGTCGGAAATCGCATTGTTCCAGTTGGACAACCTCTACCTGCTGGAGTTCGCGAACGCCCTCCACCTCCCCCTCCAATTGTTCGTCCTATCTGTATTGCCATGAAGTCAAATGGCGTCCAATGTGACAAACACTCAACCCACGATGACAACCGATGTAATCTCCACCACGCTGTAGTTCTCAGGCAACGTCAAACAGAGCTTATTAATCACGCTATGCGTAGGGTCCGTAACATCTACGACCTATTCATGCACAATCCGATTGTAGCTAGAGCTACAGTTGATGAGGAAATGCCACGACTTACTGAAGGCATGACCGAACGAAGCCAACAACGACTTCGTGGTCAGGCAGACGACTACTCACTCAGACCCATGTTTCATGCGGTTAGGAGACTAGTAAACCAAGGTGCTACTTTTGAACAGGCAGATGCTCAAGTTCAAGCATGGGTTGCAAATGGGACCTTGGCAATGCGCTTTGTCCCTAACTTGCACCAACAGATCCAAGTCTACATTCAGGTCAGAGATTGGGATCAGATTCATAGACCTGTGTTCCGCGAGGACCAGCGTGAAGCTCAACTCGCAGCGGATTCCCAGAACGTCCACACCCGAGAAATCACTCAGCAGATGAGAGACTCCATCAACATTCTACTGGCTGTCCAAGTTCCACCAGATCAGACAGGAAGTGTCCGAGAAATGCGAGTGTGCTGGCTAGAGAAGGGCTACTCTGAATATGAGATCAATGTAGTCTATCGCGATGTAGTCAACTGGTGGAACAAGGAAACCATCTTCGGCGAGAACGACAAGCTCTACCGAAGGCTTCTTCGTGGACTGTGGTGGACCATCAAGCAATACAAAGCCGATGTTCGCGCAGAGCTAGAGAAGCGACTTTGGGAGGAGTTGAGAGATGGAGCCATCCCTTACTCAGTCTGCACTCAAGGACATGTGGCTCGTCTCAGCAATGTGATGATCGGATTTGACGATGCGTTCGTTCCTCCGATTCCAGTGGGCGAGATCCTCCAGCAGAAGATGGCGGCCATCTACGGAATGGATGTGGAGTATGACGAACAGATACGGCTCGCAGAAGCCGTGTTGGATGAACTCCAGATTCCAGCAGACCAGCACGGTACATGGCTGTCTGCATTTTAAAACTCTTTTTACAATACAATGAGGTTCAAGACCCTACGACGATCACGCAATCCTGAGAAGAAGTGGGATGCGGTCTTTGAAAAGGATGGAAAAGAGAAGGTAGTTGCGTTTGGAGCCAAAGGCTACAGTGATTTTACAAAGCACAAGGATGTGACTCGTAAAGCACGATATATTAAGCGTCATTCTGGAATGGGTGAACATTGGAATAAACCAGATACTCCAGGAGCTTTAAGCCGATGGATTTTGTGGAATAAACCAAGTTTGAAAGGAAGTCTTCGTGATTTCCGCAAGAGATTTTCACTTTAAGATCAGTGACTCATAAATACTATGTCCGAACCACTCTGTTTTATATGCAAGACTCCCCTACAAGATCAAGCTAAACATCGTGAATGTTTATTAAAAGGACTTGAAGAAGGACTTGTACAGAGTAAGGCAGATTGGTTACAGAAGTCAAAACCTAAAGTAAGAAAGATGATTCGCAAAGTGTTGATTAACTAAAGCTGAATATGAAACTCTGTTGGAGGAACAACCTTACGATACAAGTCTTCTAATGTGAGTGTGCGATCAGAATCAAAGTACATTTTTGCAATCGTGTTGAAGAGATGAACATAAGTGAAAAGCACTGCAGCTATTATGGCTATTGTTTCTTGCATTATTGAAGAGCAATATGTTGCGTTCGGGGAAGCCTACGCGACAAAACGACCCGTTGTGTTCCTCCTACGCTCATATCATCTCCTTCTTGGATTCCTTCAATAGCTCTCAAAGCTTCAGCGACTCTCTGTGGTTGATCCGCAAACTGAAGAAGTAGTTGAGTTCGGATTGCATTACGACGAAGAGGGGGACGAACTGTGCGTGTAGATCTCGCAATGGTTCCAGCTCCACCTTCAATTACAAAGTTATCCAAGTTATTACCTTGCATGAACTCCAATACATTTCCACCTAAGGTTGTTTTTCTATCTCTTAATGTCTTGATTTGTGCTTGCAAAGCTCGAATCTGGTCATCCAACCCAATCCATTCTCTTAGCGTCTCGCGGATGTTCGTCGTGTCATGAGGACCCTCGTGGTTCGTGTCTTGGTTCTCCATGTCTTTCTTCGTGTGCGTCTGTGAAAACCTCCTGTTGTTTGTGGAGAAGCAACAGGAATCGTTGCTTGTTGATATTGTGTTGGCATCGTGGGCATCGGAGGGGCAGTAGGCATCGTGGGCATCGTAGGCATCGGAGGGGCAGTAGGCATAGCAGGAATTGAACTTCGTGCTTTGTTCATCATGTCTGAAGCTTTAGCTGCTGCTTCTTGTGTCTGCTTTGCGAGACTCTCAAATCCTTGTTTCATAGAAGAAGAAACTGTATCAGCAAGTTGTGAGATCTGATTCAAAGCATTTGCAATATCATTTCCAAGTTTAATGCGTTTCTCATCAATTCTTGCAACTGCACGATTTCCCTCAAGGAATGTGTTAGCAAGCATATCTCCAATTGGAGGAGGTATCATACGAATATAGGATTCAATAGCTGCTACAAAGTCTTGACGACTTAACGAGATAATTGCAAAAATAGGCCAGACAGTGAAGCCAAACAACGCAGCCATTGCAATACCTACCATAGATGCATATGGAAGTGGAATCACACCAATTGCTGCTGGTAGAATAGATTGAACTGATTTTACTAATGTCTTACCTCCAGCAAGAATCACATCTAATGATGCACTCAAAATACTTCCAAATAAAGGGATCTTCTCAAGATAACTTATGAAAAAGACTACCATAAAGATACCTTGAAGCATTGTTCTCGCATAAGGTGATGTGACTGCAGTTAAAAACCATCGTAGACGAGGACCTAAGAAGTCTTCTTTATCAGGAATGATCGGAGGAGCAACTGGTTCAGGTTCAGCGCCTCCACGATGTTTTTTGAATTTTTCAAGTTTCTGTTTATAACTGGACTTGCGTTTCAATCCAGAGACAATGATATCAAGACGCTCATCAAAATCTTCTGGAATGGGAATTTTATGATTTTCAAGTGTGTCTCTAAGACCCATTGTATATGACCTCTAAAATTTCCAGCGCTTGTCACATTCCAAGCAGGTCACGAAGGTTGTCATGGGCTCATCTGCCGAACGCGTCTGGAGTTGATAGTAGTCACACCGTGTCTTCTTCTTACACGATGAGCAGTACATGAAGATACTCGCTGTAGACTTCTTAGAATACATCGCCTTCTCTTTATCAATGATCTTCTGAATCATCTCTTTCCATCGTTTAGGATTGAGATCTACTGGAGATGAATCTACAAATTCAGTAGGTGTAAGATTTGCCGCCATCTCACGATAGGGATATAATGAAACTGCTCGGCTGCGATACATATCTATAAAGACTGAGTTAGTCCAATCAATATCTACAAACCACTTCTGTGCATCATTCACGCAACGATTTAAGATTGCTTTTTCAATCTCTTCACTCTCAAATTTAATACGAACAAGATCTCGTAAAGGATGATCTACAAATACATTTGAAGCATGAAGCATGTGAACTGTAATGTTAGGACGAGACTCGCCTTCTTCAACATCTTCAGGTTCATCTTGTGTTGGATCTCCTTGTCCATCGTCCTCTTCATATTCACCTTCATTCTCTTCATCATCTTCTTCATTAAATGTACAAGTCTGATAGAACTCATCGTATTCGGTAGTTTTCAGATCCATATACTTGCTTGCTTGACGATCGTAGTCATCGGGATTTGGATTGGCTGATTTAAGTACCGCAATGGACCCTTGAAAGGAATCATCGTGGAACGGCGGGGGCAACATATGTTGATTGGTCTGTTCATCCTCAACTTCAGAAGGAACCGCAAAGAACGCAAATGAATGTTCTTCTTGAACACATTTACCTTGAAACTGAAGTGTTGGTTGCTTGAGTTTCTTACGAAGCCATTCAAGAACATCTGCGGTCTTAGCTGGAATACTTGCTTCAGAGAGAACACCTGCGATTGAAATGAGAGTAGCGACAACCATCTTGAAGGTTCAGTCTTGAGACTTCTTGGGTTCGTTTTGTTTAAATCTTACGACCTGTCTTCTTGCGATTTCGTAATTGATGTCCAGTCTTTCTGCGATTTCTGCGCTTACGACCCTTTCCTAAACGTGATGGTGTATTAATCTTTGTAGTTGGATTCCAAGGTTTTTGTTTTTCTGATTCTTTCTTTTTGTTTTCTAACATCTTAGTCCAACGAGCATTTACAGGTTCCTTTTTAGGTTCCTCAGGAGTTGTCTCTGACTTTGGTTTCTCTTTGTTATAAAGTGGATTTGGGTTGGATACAAACTCATCACCTGTCACACTATCTAACTCTCTTACTGCTCTAACTCGTCCAAGACTTTTCTCAGCTTTCTTAGCTGCAGATATTTTTGATAATGAGTTTCTTAGAGTTTTAGTGCGTGAGCTTGTTGCTGGAGCTGGTGAATCTAACTTATCAAGTTCATTAACTGCACTTGCTCGATTAGCTATATCTTTAAAGGCGTTACTTTTAGACTTTCGAGCCTTACTATTTGCAGAGATCTTTCTAAGAGCATTGCTTTTAGCTTCCTTACGTCTTGTATCGCTTAGTTGTAGATCTTCTATCTCTTGCAAAGCAGGATTGACTGGGGGTGTAGGGAGATTAGAGATTGCTGCAGGTGTATTTTCAAGTGGTTTAGCATTGGTTATTTCTGGAAGATTCTTGATTGAATTGACAGAACTTTTACGTTTATTTCGTGCGTTTCGTCTTCGTGCTACAACTGGATTGATTGTAATTCCAGGTTTCATATTATCTATTATGTCATCCAATGGCGGTGCCGGTGCCGGTGCCGGTGCCGGTGCTGGAGCTGGTGCTGGTGCAGGTGCAGGTACTGGTGCTGGTGATGGAGCCGGTGCTGGTGCTGGTGCTGGTGCTGGTGCTGGTGCTGGTGCTGGTGCTGGGGAAGGTGCTGGTGCTGGTGCAGGAAGATTTATTGAGGGTAGATCTGCGATCGCACCTATTGTTCCTTTTTTAGGTTTTTGACGATTTATATTTCTACGGGTTCGATTTCGCTCTTGAAACTTTAAAAAATCATCTTTAGATTTGAAAAGTGGATTAGTTATTTCAATATCTTTTTCGGGTTTTAGAACTGGTAATATATCATCTGGATCTTGACCTTTTGGACCTAATCCTAATCGATTACCAAAATTTCTTCGAGTTTTATTAACAGAATCTTTGACAGATTGTGGTATCGCAGGCAATTTTGCTTTCTTAATTGCTTCATATCCACCTGCTAATGAACGACCTAACGAATCACCTAAACTCTTCATTACAGTTGAACCGGGACCCATTGCAAGTTTAATCCCCATCCAAACACCTAATATGACTACAACGGTTCCAAGAGTTCCTAAAACAATCTGAAAGAATAAATCGAGATCAATTCCACCTTTTTTAGGAGGCAAAGGTGGTTGAATAATTGAGTTCATTGCTTGTTTAGATTTTTCTGCCGCTGTTGCAGGACACGGTTGAGGATTACCTTCTTCGTCAAAAATAGGACCTGGTTTATACAAAATTGGAGTTCCGATTTCATGGATTACATCAGAAGGCGGTGTTATAGGAAGACGTTTAATAGCATCCATATTTGTTTGTGAAATGTAGACGGGTTCTGCCATCACAACTACTCCAACTGGAAAAGTAGTTTTGTTAAACCATGCGTAAAAGGCTCTGCTTACTGTTTGACCTTCCTTATTTTGCATGAAAAGGATATCCTCTATACTCCAATCAGCACCTGTATGAGCTGGAACATCTGGATAACCGTTAATTGGATCAGGTTGTTGTCCTAGAATAGTTGGAATTTTACTAGCAATACCATCCATGAATTTTCCTTTAGAACCTGGATTTCTACTCACTTTTAATGGAAACAGAACAACTGCGGTATTTCCTTTATAATAGTCTGAAGGAAACTCACCTAACTGAAGACAAGCATCGTATTGAACTGGTGCTCCTTTATTAAGTGAATCAAGACGGAGTGGAAAGGGATGGTAAATGCTCATAACATCTATGATTTGACTTGGAGGGGCACGTCCTGCATTTATGGAACTAAGAAAGGCTCCCATTATCTACTCTAAGCAGAAAAAGTAAGATTAAAAGGAAGCGTAGGTTTTAAGTAGAGTTTTGTTAGAGCACCGTGAGTCTCATAGTTCAAGGCAATCGCTCCATCTTTATCGGTAGGATCATCGGATGGGTTCCACATACGAACTACCTTCTGACGATTTTTTCTCGATTTTGCATCATTAGCTCTTTGATTTGCGCTCCAAGCATCTAGATCAGATTTAAAAGCAGCACGAAATTCAGTCCCATTATTTTGTTCTTGAATACCATTACCAGCAACTTTGCGACCCGCTGGACCTTGACCAATCATTGCAGGATTAGCAAACTTATAGTTACATTTAGCTTTACAACGCTCATCAATTTCTTGGGTTTTCTCTGCAAGTTCCGGTACTCCATTATCACTAAATGCAACACCATCGTCCCAGACCCAATTATCTGAAGATGCTTTAGGCTTAGGACCATCTACCTTACCTAAAATATCTCGAGTCATCATGACTGAAGAGATAGTCATACCTCCATCGGTTCGTATCACACATGTAGAACACCCGGCTGCTTCTCTGATGGTAAGTGTAACTTTTTCAGGAGGAGTTCCCTTCTTAAATACTCGTTTTGGCGGTGGTTGATAATCTCCCAAAGGAGGTGGTCCTGGGTCCGGTCTTGATCCTCCTCCACCCATTATTGTCTTTAGCCAACAAAACAAGTATCGTTAAGAAACAAGATGTCAACACCTCGATCAGCAGTTGAAGCACCACCTCCACCTCCAGATGCCAAAGATGTGCCTTGGTGGGGTGCCCTAATTTTAGCGATCTTAACTTCACTAGTATCTGTGATTGCTACGATTTATTATTTG